ACAACGCCATCGTATCACGTTGCTTGCGATTCACAACACGGTTTTTTTGTATTTTTTCTTAGTGACCCACTTGCAAGTGATTCACTGAATCACTACAACACCACTGTAAGTCACTTTTCACAATTTTTGCAGGAGCGCAAAAATGACAATCTCAATCCGTCCGCTATCCGTACCCAACGTCTTTTCTATCTCCAACCAATAACCGACCTAGCTCCGACCTGATTCGCGGCAGCTCTGCGTTAGACTGCCACTGTACGCTTGTTCCCGGTTGCGTAGACAGCCATCTTTTAAGGAGTTTTTCTGTGGGCAAAGTTCTCGTTCTAAGGACGTGCGACAAAAATCTTAGGTCTTATGGCGGATTTCAATGGCCCGATAAGGGTTTAGTAACCGCGCCGGACTGGTCCCACGAGCCAGTGTGCGGGAGAGGGTTGCACGGCCTGCTTCGCGGTGAGGGGGACGGGTCTTTACTAAATTGGGGCGCGGACGCGAAATGGCAGGTCGTTTCTACTGAGGAAGCATCGCTTGTGTCGCTCGGGTTAAAGGTGAAATTCCAGAGCTGTGAAGTGCTCTTTTGCGGCGATCGTTTAGGAGCAACGTCATTCTTGACGGCTAACCTAGACAGGCAATCGGCCATTGTAGGCGGCACGGCAACCGCTGGCTACAACGGCACGGCGACCGCTGGCGACAGCGGCACGGCGACCGCTGGCTACAGAGGCACGGCGACCGCTGGCGACAACGGCGTAATCGTACTGGCTTGGTACGATTATGCCTCCGGCAGACGAAGAGTCGCTGTCGGTTACATTGGCGAAAATGGCATATTGCCCAACACTCCGTACAGGCTCAACGACAACCATCAATTCGAGGTGTCGAAATGACGCCTTGCGCCGATCGTCCACAAAAATTAGACCGCTTAAGAAGGTCCGCTGACCACAGATTCCTGGACACTGGGACCGGAACTGTTGAAATCGATTGGAAGAAAGTAGAGCGTCAAAACGACGCGTATCGCGCCAAAATTATCGGAATTGACTTGCCAAGAGGAGGCTATAAGTGCTTGTCCTAAAGAGAAATCGCGGCGAAGAGGTCTACATCGACGGCGGCAGAATTCGAGTTGCCGTGCTGTCTGTTGCAAAAAACGGCGCCGTGCGACTTGGTTTCGCGGCGCCGAAAGAGATTGTGATCGATCGTGAAGAAATTCACCACCTAAAACACGGGACGACCTGGAGATTAACAGATGGGAGCGATGCAACGGTCGAAGGGCGCGAGGGGGGAACGGGAAGCGGCGAAAGCGCTAGCTGACGTGCTAGGGTGTGAGTCTGAGAGGGGCGTGCAAAGGTCAGGTAGCGCTGACTCGCCAGACATCAAGCACGATATCTGCGGACTGCACATTGAGGTTAAAAGGACTGAGCGATTAAGCCTCTGGCCAGCTTTGAGGCAAGCCGAAGGTGATGCGGCCGACAACGCTCCAGTGATTTTACATCGTGCAAACGGCAAGCCGTGGCTCGTTATCTGTAAGCTTTCAGACCTGCCGAAGATTGCGACGCAAGTGTATTTGACGTTGGCTGCCAATCCAAAGGAGGAGGCTGTATGCTGCGAGTCTTGGAGAGACGATCGAAATACCAATGCGGGGGGCCTGGCGACCTTATTGGTAAAAGCCCCCAACGAGCTTATGCCTGTGATGTGCTGTCCATTAAAGGCCCAGAAAATGGGCCTTTCGCCAAACGAATGTTCGGCACCAAAAAAAGTTGCGACGGCTGGTTAGTAATCATGTTTTGGTGGCACGGCGATCTACAACAATCGGCGCCCGTTAGTGGGCCTTACGAAACTGAGCAGGAGGCAGACAGCAAAGCACTCGAACTGTCGGAACGAAAGAGAGGCCAGCAATGAATCTTCGGGAACTGTCCGCTAATTTGCGATCGATTCTTGACATGGCCACGGATGGAGAGCTTAACGACACACTGGAAAAAAAGCGGGAACGCCTACAAGGGCAATTTCACGAAAAGCACGACGCTATTCGGTCTGTCTTGCAGGCCCATAAAGCCGGCGAGGCTTTGCCTGACGGCGTATCTGTAGAAGCTCGCGGCACGCACTTACGACTTAAATAAGGAGTTTTAATGTTCAAAAAAAGTTTCAAGAAACGGCCACGCAAATGCCTGTTCTACGGCACACAGGGAATAGGTAAATCTACGGCATGCAAAGATTTCCTAATTGTCGATCTTGAGGACGGCAGCTGCGACATCGAGTGCGCTCGATATGAGCCGAAGCCGACTAGTTACGAGGAACTTTGCGAGGTGATTAAGTGGCTGGTCAAAAACCAGGTTGAGCAATCCACAATTGCTTTCGACTCGGCTAGCTGGGTCGACAAATTAGTAGCCAGGGAAGTCTGTTGCAAAGCTGGCTCCCTGAGTCTTGCGGAGGTCGAATACGGAAAGGGCGGCGGAATGTGCGTCCCTTATTGGGAGCACTTATGCGAGGGCTTTTCGACGATCATTGAAAAGCAGGGCAAGAATATCGTCTTGGTCGCACACTCTAAAATCAGCAAGATCAGTCCGCCTGGGCTTAGCGCTTTCCAGCGGTATGAGCCCGACTTGGTGCCAGAGGTCGCGGCAGTGCTCAATCGTTGGGCGGACGACATAATTTTCTACCGCTGGCGGACACTAACGCGGTCAGAGGACGGCGGCTTTGGCAGGGAGCGAGCGGTAGCAATTGACACTCAAGAGCGCTATCTCCAAACCGTCGAAACTCCGAGCGCGATAGCAAAAAACCGTCTGAATCTGCCGGCAGAAATAACGAGTTTTGCAGATTACGTCACACACTTGCCGCAACCACAAACCCAAGAGGAGCAATCCAATGGCTGATGAACGCGATGATTTTGGCGGCTTTGACCCAGAGGCCGAGAAGGGCGCCAGCTCGGTAGTGCCTGAGGGCGATTATCGATTCGTGATCGAAAATCTCGTCATGAAAAACACTAAGAACGGCGTCTACGAGCAGGCTGTAGCGACATTCCAGGTTTTGGCTGGCGAGTTTATCAATCGGAAGATCTTCGAGCGATACAACTTTCGACTGTTGAAAGGCTCAGCGACTCCGCAACAGAAAACGGCCGTCGCAATGGGACGAAAGGCGTTCGCCGATTTATGCAAGGCCGTTGACCTTAAGCCAAAGAAATGTGCAGAGCTTATAGGTAAGTCTTTCGTGGCTAAAGTGTCTGTCAAAAAAGCGGAAGAGGGCGACGAGTGGGGCGACAAAAACCGGATCAAGAAATACTCGCCAGCAAATACGCCGATCTCGGCGCCGGCAACGACGGCGCCTAGTGGCGCTAAAGGTGATTGGAATTCCTGAGCTGGCTCGGGCGCGGGGCAACGGACTGCCCATATTTTTATATGGAGGGTCGCAATGAATTCGCCTCTAAAATGGCATGGCGGTAAGCATTACTTAGCGAAAAAGATTGTCGCCCTAATGCCCAAGCACGTCCATTATGTGGAGCCTTTTTTCGGCGGCGGGTCCGTACTACTAGCCAAAGATCCAGAGGGCGTGAGTGAGGTCGTGAATGATATTCACGGCGATCTCGTTCAGTTTTGGCAAACGCTAGCTCGCCCCGCCAACTTCGAGGATTTTCACAGGCTTTGCGAGGCAACTCCGTTTTCCGAAAAGGTTTGGACGGATTCATCAGACCTTGCCGGCCTAGGCTCGTCCGCTGCCCCGTACATTTTGCGAGCATGGGCGTTCTTTGTTCGATGCCGGCAATCCTTAGCCGGCCGCATGAAGGATTTTGCGACACTCAGCCGCACTCGCACAAGGCGAGGCATGAACGAGCAGGCGTCGGCCTGGTTGACCGCGATCGAGGGATTGCCGGATGTTCACTCGCGACTCAGGCGAGTCGTCATTCTCAATCGCGATGCGTCCGACGTGATTCGCCAACAGGACGGTCCAGACACGCTCTTCTATTGCGACCCTCCCTATCTGCATGAAACGCGGGCGACGACTGGCGAGTACGCGCACGAGATGAGCGAGGAAGGCCATCACAATTTGCTTTGTTTGCTCAAGCAGTGCAAAGGCAATGTTTTGCTGAGCGGTTACAGATCAACAATGTACGACGGCCTACTATTTGATTGGATTCGCCACGATTTTGACCTGCCTAACAATTCGGCTGGCGGCAAAAAAAAACGCCGAATGAAGGAGTGTGTATGGAAGAACTTTTAGCCAACGCAGCCTGGCAAATGCTCGAAGAGCTTCGGGCCAATTCATTGCAGGTTGTCAAGGTAAAAAAAAACGGGCCGTCATTGCGGAAAACGCCGAATGGTATCGTCGATTTTGCGGGCAGAATGAGCGATGCAGGCCGGTAAGGTCGAGGACAGTAATTAAGCGATGGTGGACGATAATATGCCTGGAACGTCTTGCCAGAGGCGTTGGCAGGCTGGACACGGTTTACGGGCAACGGCTGTTGCCATTTTTAAAGGAGCGGCTATGAGTCCTTTTGAGTTTTTGCAAATTGTTGACGATGAGCACTCGCTCTACGATTGGGCGGAGTGCCAAACGACTCAAGAGGACGAAATCGAGGAGTCGGCGGAATGCAACTAAGGTGGTATCAGCAGGAAGCTGTTGCGGCCGTTTGGCCGCACCTATTTCCCTGGTGTGGCAATAATCCAGTTGTCGTTCTGCCGACTGGCAGCGGCAAATCGCTTGTCATCGCCGAGCTTGCCCGCGTAGCGGTCAAGGAATGGGGCGGGCGAGTGCTGGTGGTGCAGCACCGAAAGGAGCTGATTGTCCAAAACGCGGACAAACTCTACGCGCTACTTGACGTTGACGTTGATGTCGGCATTTACTCGGCGGGCTTGAAATCCAAGGATACGCAACAAGATGTTTTGTGTTGCGGAATCCAGTCGGTTTATGATCGTGCTCACAAGCTCGGGCGGCGCCATCTCGTAATTATTGACGAGTGCCACCTCTGCCCCCATGACGGTGAGGGAATGTACCGTAATTTTCTGGATGAGTTGTCTAACCTAAACCCGAAATTGCGAGTCGTCGGCACTACGGCGACGCCGTTTCGGTCGGGTACTGGGCCAATTTGTCACCCTAAAGGACTGTTCCGCAAGGTGGCCTACTCGGCGCCAGTGGCCCAACTGATGACCGAGGGTTATCTCTGCCCGATCACCAATAAGCCGACCGAGACGCGATACGCAACCGAAAACCTTAAGAGTGTGGCCGGCGAATTTCTCGCTCGCGAGGTCGAGGAGCTTTTCGGCGGCAACAGCGAGAAGGTCAAGGCGGCTTGCGCCGAGATCGTTGCCAAGTCTTCTGATCGGCATTCCGTCATTGTTTTTTGCGCTGGCGTGCAACACGCCGAAGCGGTTGGAGGTTTTCTCGAATCTCTCACCGGTGAGAGGGTTGAAGTTGTCACGGGCACGACGCCTGACTTGCAGCGCTTAGGCGCCTTGACCGACTTTCGGCTAGGCCACCTCCGCTGGCTAGTCAATGTTGACATCTTCACCACGGGCATGGATGCCCCCAATATTGATTGTCTGGCCATCTTGCGCGCCACGCAATCGGCTGGCCTGTTCGCGCAGATTATCGGCCGTGGAATGCGTCCCCATGAATCAAAAACTTCGTGCCTAGCACTCGATTTCGGCAGCAATTTCGAGCGCCACGGGCCGATTGATTCGGCTGATTATGGGCGATGCAATCGCACCGGAGAAAAGACGGGCGAGGCGCCGGTGAAGAAATGCCCCGGCTGCGGAGAGAGCGTGCACGCCTCGGCGACGGTTTGCGATTGCGGCTTTGAGTTTCCGGATCGCGACCTTAATCATGGGACCGAGGCAGACACAACGTCGGACGTAATGGAAAAACCGCCAGAGCCAGAGACTTGGACCGTGAAGAGCTGGGCGGCCGGCCGACACAAGAAAAAGAAGGCGGAGGAAGGCGCCAAAGACACACTGCGAATCGATTACACAGTCAATCCGGTGGGAGTTGAGGGGGAGCTTTCCACGGATGTTGTTAGCGAGTGGGTCTGCGTCGAGCATGACGGATTTGCGCAGCGAAACGCTAGGAAGTGGTGGGCTACGCACTCGTTGGCGCCGTTTCCGGGATCAATTGGGGAGGCGTTGGGGCTGTTTAACGCGAAGGCGTTGGCGATGCCGTCTGAGATTGTCACGCTTAAGGATGGTCGGTGGCAAAGGGTTACGGGGCGAACTGTCGGGATGTTGCCGCAGACTTGGGGGGTGGGGGATTCTTGGGAGGGGCCTCGGGATGAGTGGGCGGCTAGGCCGGCAGTGCGGGAGAGCGAGTGGGATAGGTACGAGAAACAGCGGGAAGAGGATGCGGTTCCGTTTTGACTTTGCGGAGGGCCGGTAACATGCAAGTCGGTGATTTAGTCGGTGAACGTAAGGTGGTCGGCTTTAACTCCAGGGGGATGACTCTTGCTTTTTGCCAGGAATGCAAACAAGTAAAGGCTATTCGTCACGGACGGATTAGCGTCTGTTCCTGCAAGCTGTTCAGATACTACGTCGGGTACAGAAAAAACAGGATGGAACTAATAAGTAAAATGTCAAATGGAGACTGGATGGCTAAATGCGATTGTGGTGACACGTACAAGATAAAAGTGGGCAATATTAAACGCAAAGGCGGCCAGTGTCGACAATGCTCTAACGAAAGTAGAAGGAAGATCAAAACAGGAGATATTTTAGGAGGGCGGCTTATTGTTAGAACTGGGGGGAGAAACGTTGTCGCAAGATGTCTTTATTGCGGTCGCAACTCTCTACAGTCCGGCCGTAGAGACTGCGTCAGGAAATGCTTTTGCCAAAGGGATAATGTCAACCTGCCCAAGCTAATGGAATCGCGTGGCATTAAAAAAGAAACCAACTGTTTAATGTGTAATCGGCAACTAGGACCTGAACAGTGGCGTTTTTGTTCGGAAGTTTGCAAGAGGCACTTTTTTAGAAAAAACCCCAAAATCACGGATCAAGCCCTTCAACGTCATTACCTTCAAGGAGAGTTGGATGAACGCACTAGTAAACCAATCGCGGAAGACAATCGTCCTGGACACGGGGAGGACACTCCCACAAATTCGGCAGAGCCTTGTCAGCAGACTTGTTGACATAGGCAGCGATCTGCACACCTTGGCGTGTGACTGGACCGAGTACATCAGCAAGGGCGGCGACATCTCCGAATTTCGCCACGCGACAGGCTACACGGAATGGCTTCCGCTGATCGCAATTGGCCGCTTGACGGCGGAAGCTGTTTTGAAGTTCGCACACGATCCGGAGAAGCTTCGCCTACTTGACAGCATGCCGGCCGAGGCACAAAAGGATTTAGCTAACGGTCGCTTGGTTGAATACTTCAACGACGACAAGGGGCAGGTGGAATCGCGGCCACTGATCACCGTGCCGAACAAGTTCGCCAGGCGGGTTATTTCGGCCGGTGAAATAGTTCCTGTTGAAGAGCAACGCAGACTGGCGACAAAACAGGCTAAGAAGAAACCGGCCGCCAAGGCGCCCAAGTGCGACGTGTCTTTCGACAAGTACGGCAACGGTAAATCGAAGACGCGAACGTTTACGGCCAATGCGGTTATGTTTCGTATGAAGGCTATGTCCGCCCTTCGCGGCGTGCTAGAGCAAGCCAAGGGCAAAGCTGCTCACCCGCATATCGTCGTTCCTTTTTGCGAGCACGACAAGCAACTTATTGAGGCATTGGCCGAAGCGGCTGGCTGCTCTACGGACGAGTGGATTCGATCCGCTTGTGGCGCTTTCGCGTTTGCTTCGGCACACTAACGCACCCCCTCGGAGATAGCATCTCCGAGCCGACGCCACGACTCCCTTCGTGGCGTCTTTTTCACCCACCACTTTTCTAAAGGAACCCAATCCTATGACTCAATTCAAAATCGGCGACCCCGTCAAAGTGTCGGAATACCCAAACATCATCTTTGCCGTCGTGGGCGTCCACGGCGATTATGTCTGGCTACTGTCGTCTCCGAGGTCGCCGGAAA